CTTTAGACGCGGATTGCTTATAAAGTCTATTTTTAATAGTCTTGACTCCCCTAATAACGACATCGACCGAAAGGGGTCCTTACTATTTTTTGCAGCATTTTATTCGTCGTCTTCCAGATATACCAGTTTTTAGTTTGTTGAAAGAGATAATGAAAGTCAAGGAACCATTTAATAATAATCAATATTGGACTGTTTTTAATGATATTATTGCTCATTGTGATCATTTACAGTGCTCATGTTGTGTACGTTTGCTTGGTAAAGATAAGCTGGCTGGATATGATTATAGTATATCTTTGGTTAATTTTTCTGATAATTTGGAAGCATGGGTTACTGATTTTTGTAATAAGTATAGTCCACATTTTATTGATATCGAAGAACCTTTGTTACGATCTGTAGAAATGAAAATTAAGTTGGGTATTAAGAAGAACAGTTCAATTAGGTTAATTCCTCCTGATTTAAAAGACTTTCCTGTTCCTGCTGAAAGTTTTACCACTTTAGATCCTATTATTTCTAAGATTGCAAAAGCTGCAGATAGATTGTATATGCAGAAGAAAGAAATATATTTTCCTGTTGAAACGTGGAATCAAGTTTGGAAGGAACAGTCGTCTATACCATCACTGAAAGTTTTATGTGCTAAAAAGCTTTCAGTATATAATATGTCTGTAGGTACGCCTGGTGGTATCCCTAATTATGTTTATACAATGGATAATTTATGGGATAAGATGCCTGACGCTATATTAAAAATGCAGAAGGAAAGTCCTGAATTAAGTCAGCGTTTTAAGGACGAGATTTTACCATTGGTCGATGAAGCAGAAGAAATAATGGACTTTATGATGCAGGTTGATGGAAATCTAGAACAGAATGTTTTTCCTGTTACTTTCGGGCCTGTGATACAGTCTTATAAAGGATCTTCAGGTGGATTGGATAAAGGTTACTCTTCGAAAGTCATCAGTGCCGATGGCGTTGTTAAGGTTAGTCCTAATGGGAAAAAATGGGAAAAGTTTTTATCTGATATGCAAGCTAATACTGAGTTAATTAGAAGTGATACTGAATATGCTGTTAGGTGGGGAGTTTGGCCTAAGAGCGAAATGTTATTTGTAGATTTTAATACGACAGAAGAAGAAAGACATCGTCAGTTTCGTGAGAAGTCAAAAAAGATCAGATTGTTTATTATTGCTAATTCCGCGTATACTATGCTTGAAACTATGTTTTTTTCACCTGTCTATCGTATTGAAAAACATCATGGTCCCATTATGATAGGTTCATCATGGTCTTATGGAGGTATGGATCATTTAGCTTCTAAGTTGAATATTAATAGAGTAAATGATATGTTGATGATTTTAGCTGATGGTGATATATCTGGATTTGATATTGGTGTAAAGAAATGGTTCATGGATTTTTTTTACTCTAGGTGTCAGAGATATGAGAAAAGAGGTACTCGTCATTATGATATTCGTAATAGATTAAAGAGGTTCTTACAAAAACATTTTAGTCAACGTTTGACTCATTTGGCGTTAGG